GGTTTATTTTGTGGTGGAGCTGGCGAAAACTGATCTAGAGATATATCAACTTGTTTTTAATAAAGATATTTTACAACTCAATCTGCCTTACTACCACGCTTACTACCATAAAAAACAAGACGCCAATTCAGATGATATTTTGCCTTTTAGGGACGGCGATTATATCATCAAAATTTGCACTTGTTTGCGTTATTTTGCGTTAAAGGATCTGAATAAAAGGATCTGAAAGCCGTTAGATCTGAAAAGGCTTTGTAAAGGATCTAAATTTGCGTTGAAAGACACACATTTACTGCGCGGGCGTGGCGAGGGTTTGACTGCGATTTTTCATGCGTGCATTTGGGCGAAAAATCGGGTTAAAACAGGGCTTTAAAGTTTGTTTTGTTGATTGATTTGATATAATAAACTGGGGCGGTATTAATACTATACAAGACAAAAACAGCTATTTGAGCAATAAAAAACCCGCATTTCTGCGGGCTGTTTCTTTTGAAAGGATCTATTGTAGTAATTTGTATTCTGAGAATGTGATCACTTCTTCCCCTACCCAATTATTAATCTCTTTCAAACGTTCTTGCAATGGGATTATCTCATTGATAAAAAATACTCGCGTTGCTTTTTCTACGTCACCAAAACCGCCTGTATTATTAGGCACAATCCCCATTAATTGCGGCGGTACACGGTGGGCCGCTAATACATCATCACGACTTGCATTTTTAATATTTAAGAAGTCATCTTTTGCCACTGCATCAGACAATGGAATGACTTGCATCCCATCTTTCTTCCCGTTTGGAATATAAACAAATAAATTCTTAAAGTTGCCTGTGCCTTTTGTTTGTCGGATTTGTGTTTTGATCGCTTCAATATCGTCTTTGTTTTGTGTTGGGTCGGTCATGTAAATAATCGAACCCGCATGCGCACCGTTCAAATAATATTTGCGGCGGAACAATGTTGCACTTTCATTTAAGAAAGCTGATTGTAAAGCCGCTAAATATTCCGGCACGCCATAAATTTCTTGGTTCACATCAGGGTTGATCAGATTAAACACCGCATCTTTCGGGAATTCGTATTCATCAAAGCCATTAACAATCTGATAAAAAATACCTTTCTTCACACCAACACGCATGTATTTTGCAAGGGGCGATTTCAACGCAATCACTTTGCCGAACGTGTTTTCAACTTTTTCAAGGTAAGCATTACCAAACACTAAGTAATCTTGCACCAGTTTTTCTAACTGTGTGCGTGGTAAAAGTGCGGTCGTTTTACAGGTAGAAAGCAAGATGTTTTTCTTCACCGTGATCGCACTGTTATGATGTGCAGATGCATTTAAGGCTTTGGCAAGATAACTTAAATTAATCGGCGGGTTGTAATATTTCTCATACATCAACACGCTTTCGAAATAATTTAATACTTCCGCACGGTCAAGCACGGGAACAGGTTCACCAAAGCTAAACGCCTGTGCTTGATTTCCCGTAGAAAGTGCGGTTGATTTTTTTGATTTTTTGCTCATTTGGTAATCCTATTCAAAAGTGAAAATGGCTGATTGGTTGCTTGATACATCGCCGTTTAAACCATAAGGCACATTTAAAATGCAGTTCATAATTGCCCATGATAAGTCGCCGTGGCTTGCATCTTCTGAACGGTCAGAAACATAAGTAATCTTCCCTGTTCCGGTAATACGTTTTTTGACTGTCATAAAACTGGTGATAATTTCGTTTCCATCAAATTTAAGGCGGCGTTTCTGAATTAAGTTTTGCGTTTTTAATACCATCTCATTTTTTAAATCGGCGTTATAATCAAGACCGATTGCCATTGGATAGAATTTTTTCACTTCTTGGAATACGCCAGACCCCATCCCCGTTTTATCAATCACAATGCGGGTGACATTGTAATCATCACAGAAACTTTTAATTCTGCTCGCTTGTGCTTCATAATCCATGCCGTGGAATGTTTGCCAATGCAAAACACGATAATCACCGCCTTCCACTTTAGGCGGAGCAATAATCGCCAATGCTGCACGGTCGCCAGTAAAGGCGGGGTCATAACCTAACCACACTTCACGATTACCGAATGGACGTTGATAAAATGGCTTGTAATCGTGCCATTCTTCTAAGCTGTCCACTTGGCAAAGTTGCAAGTCGGCAAATTTAAACGCCGACGTGTTATCATCCGCAAACTGGCATAAAAACAACTGTTCAAATTCTTCTTTGCTGTTTTCTGCGATCAGGTCATCAATATTGAATAGATTGCACCCGCCTTCCATCGCATCATAAATGCTAACAATCTGTTTCCATTGGCGGTCAGCACAAAGTTTTCCGCTTTTTAAATTCTCGTGCGAAATGTCAATTTCAACTTTGTCCGCCTTGGCCCGATTTTTATTAAATGCTTTTCCAGAGAAAAAAGAATAAGCAGGATGTGCAATCGTGGTCGGCGTTGAAAAATACGTTTGGCGATACATTTTTTGCGCCGCCATACCGGATGCCACTTTTCGCATCACATCAAATTTAGGCACCCAAAACACTTCATCAAAATATAAATTGCCGTGATACGATTGAGCCGTGGCGGAGTTCGTGCCAAGAAAAATCAATTCCGCTCCATTTGGCAATTTGATGGTTTCGCCTTTTAAATCCACATCCGCTGTTTGCTTGGCATAGTTCACAATGTACGAGCGGAACTGCAACGCCTGTTTTTTACTGGCAGACAAAAAAATTTGATTGTGTCCAGTTGTCAATGCGTCAACAAAGGCTTCATGGGCGAAATAGTAAGTCGCCCCGATTTGTCGGCTTTTCAAAATATTTCGGATGCGATGTTCTTTAGCTTTATGCCAAACCCGCTGATAATTAAACATCCCATCAAGAAAGCCATTAATCAGTAATTCTTCTTGTTCCTGATCAATGGCATTTTGTTCTGCTTTCTTCCGTTCGGCTTTGTTTCGATTAGCCAATTTAGGATTTAAATCCACTTCATTGCCATCACCAAAAGAATATTTTTTCACTCTCGCCATGCGTTCCATTTGGCGACCAAGCAAATCAATTTCTTTATAGTCAGACCCGTTTTTTTCTTCTTTGGCAATCAGTAAATTCAATCTTGTTTCAAGAGCTAATTCAACACGCCCAACAGGGGCGACATCATCCCATTTTTCGCGATCTTTCCAACTGGAAATCGTGGACGCGGCAATATCAAGCTGACGAGCAATTTCAGCGATTTTATAACCGCTAAAATACATCTGTTGTGCTTTTCTTTTTATTTCCGCCGTTACATCTGGCGAAGCTTGATTAATAACTTGTTCGTCCATTCATCATCCTTTCAATTTACAACCGCATAATAGAAAGGGGCTTGCCGTTAGTCTTTACAGCTCACCTGTGAACAGAAAAGCAACAAAAACAACCCATAGACCGCAAAAATTAAACCTTTCAGAATAATGGCAATCTTTGAGCCAAACCAACCACAGAAAGGACAACCAATGGCAAAAAAATCTAAATGGGTCATTGTCGCAACCGAAGGGGCAACAACTGACGGCCGCACAATTCAGCGCAACTGGATTGAAGAAATGGCTGAAAGTTACGATCCAAAAAACACCTACGGCGCACGCATCAACCTTGACCACATCAAATTTTCTGTTTATCTCCCTGAACTTGCCAATGCTCATTGCTTTGGTGACGTCTTAGCCGTGAAAGCAGAAGAACGTGAAGATGGCAAATTACAGCTTTTAGCAGAACTTCAACCAACTGATGCACTCATTGCCTTAAACAAAGAAGGGCAAAAAGTTTATACATCAGTGGAAATTGACACCAATTTTGCAGACACAGGCAAGGCATACTTAGTCGGTTTAGCTGTTACGGATAATCCGGCAAGCTTAGGCACAGAAATGTTAAGTTTCTCGCACAATGGCTTAAATGCCCGCAAATTAAAAGCAGATAACATCTTCTCAGCCGCCATTGAAACAGAATTAGATTTCGAAGGTTGGAATGGAGATGAACATCAATCTGTATTTGCAAAAATCAAAGCGTTATTTGCGAAAAAAGAAAAATCAGATGATGAACGCTTTTCAGACCAATCCAGTGCCATTGAGCTTTTAGCCGAACAACAAAAAGAAATCTTAGAAAAATTGACCACACTTCAAGGCGATTTGGAAAACCAACAAGCCGAAATTAAAGAAATGAAAGCGGGCAATGAAGAAATCCATGCCACGTTTGAAGAACTCAAACAAAAGCCGGCACAAGCCGAAAACTCCCGCCCATTAGTTTATGGTGAAGAACCTGAAACTGACGGCCGCTTCTTTTAATTTATCTTAGGAAAAAAACCAAATGAATAAATTTACTCAACAAAAATTCCAAGCTTACATTGCAGGCGTTGCACAAGATAACGGCGAAGATGTGGCATTCGTTGCGAATGGCGGACAATTCACTGTCACCCCTACAATGCAACAAAAACTAGAAAACGCAGTGCTTGAAAGTTCCGATTTCTTAAAGCGCATCAATGTGGTGCCAGTTACTGAAATGAAAGGTTCTGCATTGCGTTTGGGCGTACTTTCACCCGTTGCAAGCCGCACAGATACCAACACCAAAGCACGTGAAACCACGGACATTCATAGCTTGCAAGAAAACTTATATTCTTGCGAACAAACCAACTTTGACACGCATTTAAACTATGCAACGTTAGACAGTTGGGCAAAATTCCCTGACTTTGCGGCACGTATTGGCAAACTTAAATCAGACCACATTGCATTAGACCGTATCATGATCGGCTGGAACGGCACAAGCGTGGCAGCAACAACCAACCGTGCAACAAATCCATTGTTGCAAGACGTGAACAAAGGTTGGTTAGTTCAAATCGAAGAAAAAGCCACGCCACGCGTAATGAAAGAGGCGAAAAGCGGCACAGGCAAAATCGAAATCGGTGAAGGTAAAGAATATAAAAATCTTGATGCATTAGTCTTTGCATTAAAAGAAGATTTCATCCCTGACCAATACCGTGACGACACAAAACTTGTGGCGATTATGGGTAGCGATTTATTAGCGGACAAATACTTCCCGCTTATCAACCAAGCAAAACCTAGCGAACAAGCGGCAGGCGATGTCATTATCAGTCAAAAACGTGTTGGCGGTTTACAAGCCGTAGCCGTGCCATTCTTCCCTAAAGGCACTGTATTGGTGACATCACTCGACAACTTGTCAATCTATGTTCAAGAAGAACGCATGCGCCGTCACTTAAAAGACGCGCCGGAACGCAACCGTGTGGAAGATTACTTGTCATCCAATGAAGCTTATGTAGTTGAAAACTACGAAGCGGTGGCAATGGCGAAAAACATCACCATTCTTGATGCACCAACTCACGCGTAATCACAATGCGACCAACTAAACGTCACTTTCTCGAAGTTTCTGCCGCTATTGCTAATGCGGCAGAAACGGAAGATCTAAGCGACTTCACGGAATACGAAAAAATGTGCCGCATTCTTGCGCGACATCGAAAGGATTTAAAAAACATCCAATCAACAGAACGCAAGGCCGCATTTAAAAAGCAAATTTTGCCTGATTATCTGCCATGGATTACAGGGGCGCTGTCTGCCGGAACAGGCAAACAAGATAACGTCTTAATGACATGGTGCGTGTGGGCAATCGACTGCGGTGAATATCACCTTGCCTTGCAGATTGCGGATTATGCCGTATTCCATGACTTGCGTTTACCTGAACCGTTTACGCGAACACTTGGCACATTATTGGCGGAAGAATTTGCAGACCAAGCAAAATCCGCACAAGCCGCCAATCAGCCATTTGAAGTGGATTACTTAGAGCAAGTACAACGCATCACGGCTGACTGCGACATGCCAGATGAAAGCCGTGCGCGATTATTGCGTGAATTAGGCTTGTTATTGGTTGAAAAGAACCCTGAACAAGCCTTGCAATACCTTGAACGTGCTTTAGGTTTAGATCAGAAAGTGGGCGTGAAAGGCGACATTAAAAAATTACGCAAAAAATTAAGCAAAGACGATGAATAATCGGATTTGATAACGAGCAAACCACGCACCCGCGGGGCGGATAAAAGCGCGGTCAGGTTTCTTTACCTCTTTTCCTGATTGTTGCTCTTTATCCTCACCCCGCTTTTTTATAGGTAGATTTTATGTCAGACGGTGCAATCTCAATCAAACTCGCCCCCGATTATGAGATGGGCGCAGTGCAAAAACAACTGGAAGATTACGGAACAGGTGAAGATATTATTCGAAACGATGATTTTTTCCCTGATATTTCTCTTTCTGATTTTCGCAATCAATATCGTGCAGACGGCACAGTCACCGAACAACGCTTGCAAGATGCATTGATTGAAGCCATCGCCAGTGTAAATGATGAATTATCTACATTCAAAGCACAAAGCGAACATCACTTCCTTGAACAAATCCCCGCACCATCAGTCAACGGCGAAAGCGTGTTGATTTATCGCTATAAACGCGCGGTGAACTGTTTGGCACTGGCTAACCTTTACGAACGTTACGCAAGCTATGACAGCACCAATGATGGCGAAAAGAAAATGGATTTACTTAAAGACAGCATCAACGAATTAAGACGAGATGCACGCTTTGCCATTAGCGACATTATCGGCAAAAGACGGGTCGATGCGGAGTTAATTTAATGGAAGTTTACGCACAACAAAATGACAACTTGGACGCCATTCTTTATCGCTATTTTGGCCGCAGTGAAGGACTTTTAGAAATTGCGTGCGAATTAAATCCGCACTTAATGGATAAACCCGTCATTCCAATTGGCACACCAGTAATATTGCCAGAAACTGACACGGAAAAGATCAGCGTGGCAAGTGACACTATAAAACTTTGGAGCTGATATGCACGACACACCATCAAAAGCGTCTTACACATCAGGATTATTTGCCTTCTTCATCGGACGCATTGCAGATATGTTTTCAAATGTAAATTGGGCAGACGTCGCATCAGCAACAGGTATTGTGATCGGCGTCGCAACATTCCTTGTAAATTGGTATTACAAGAAAAAAGATTTTGAATTAAAAGAAAAAGAATTAAACCAACGGAGCCATCACCATGATTAAACGATCAGCAAAATATGCATGCAGTGTAGTGGCGATTGTAGGATTGGCACTCTCTTTACACGGGCATGAAATTAGAACATCAGAAAAAGGCTTGCTATTGACTGGCAATGCAGAAGGATGTCAAAGAGTGCCATATAACTGCCCTGCCGATGTATTAACATTCGGGCTAGGAACCACTGATGCAGTAGAAAAAGTCATCCCACATAAAATCTATACAGATGAAGAAATTGCAAATGCCTTTACAAAGGGAATTAAACAAGCCGAAAAGTGCGTGAATACGTATGCAAACGGTCAAGCCATGCCGCAAGGTGCATTTGATGCCTTAGTGTCAATTACCTTTAATGCAGGATGCGGGAACTTAAAAAACAGCACGCTTTTTAAAATGGCACGGAAAGGATATAGCAAAGCCATGTGCGGTCAATTTGAACGATGGATTTATGCAAACGGCGTTCCACTGAAAGGCTTAATTGAAAGACGACAAAAGGAGAAAGCATTATGTTTGGGTTCTTAACAAAAAAAGAAAAATATATTTTATTGATTGGCCCGCTCATGCTTGTGGCCATTATCCTGTTTCAAGGGTGGCAAGCAAACCACTGGCGAGCTGAGGCAGCAAAAGAAGAACAATTAAAACAACAATGGGAAGCGTCTTACATTGCCTTAAATGAAAGCGTGGATAAATTCAATGAGCAACAAAAAGCACTCACGGAAGCCGTTAATCAATTAAAAATCTCTCAAACCAAGCAAACACAGGATTTAAAAAATGCACTTAAAAAACACCAAGATTGGGCTGACACTTTTATCCCTGATGATGTTAGCGGCGTGTTCAACAACACCGAAAATCATTAAACAGCCAATTCTATGCCCGCAAGTTGCAGAATGCACGCCATTTGCCGCCACAATTAAAACAAACGGCGATTTGGCTAACGCCTATCTACAAAGCCAACAAAAGCTAAGTGTATGCATTGTTGAAAATCAAGCATTAAAGAAATGCATTGATGAATTTAATAAACAGGAAAAACAATGACCGATCAATTTGACCGTGCGCAAGAACTCGAACAAATGACACGTGATATTGCGTTAAAAAAACACCGCACTTTTAAAGCAATCAGTGCGTTTTATTGCGAAGATTGCGACATCCCCATTCCTGAAAAACGCCGCCAATTAATTCAAGGCGTAACCCGTTGCGTGGATTGTCAGCAAAAATACGAAATGCAACAGCGGAATTTCAGAAAATGAAAAAGCCAAACCAACTACGCAAAATCCTTGAACAAAGTCACCAAGACTTTGTAAAAAATCCTGACCGCTTACAGCTTTATGTTGACGGCGGTCAAGTTGTTGCAACTGGCAGCACATCACTAAGTTTTGAGTATCGTTACACGCTCAACATCATCATCACTGATTTTGCCTTTGATATTGCAAGCTTAATCGTGCCGATTAATGCGTATCTACGCAAAAACCAACCCGAACTATTCGAAAATCCGCAACGCCGTGAAAACGCCTTTAAATTCCAAATGGATTACAACAATAACAACACGGCGGATGTGTCTTTTGAAATCCAACTCACCGAACGCGTTGTGGCAAAACAAGTGGGCGAAAACGTGCAGATGACTTACGCCACAGAACCAACCGCACCGGAATGGGAAACATTAGGAAAAATGCGAGTGTATCTAGGGGAAATTGAAGAAGATAATTTAATTTTTAAAGGCGGCGAATAATGGCAACGGTGGAAGAAGTCCAAGCGAAACTGACCGCACTTATTAATAATCTCTCACCGCAAGCCAGCCGCCAGTTAGCACGCAACATTGGGCAAGCTTTACGGAAAAATCAACAAGCCCGCATCGCACGTCAAGAAAACCCAGACGGCACAGCATTTGAACCAAGAAAGCCACGGAAAGAATTTGGCAAAAAGAAAGGCAGAATTAAACGAAAAGCCATGTTTGCGAAGTTGAGAACGGCAAGATATTTCAAAATTCAGAGTAATGCCAATGAAGTGTCGGTCGGCTTTAATGGGTCAAGCGCAATGGTAGCAAAAGTGCATCAATACGGATTAATGAGCAGTCCTTCAAAAACAAAAGATTTCAAAGTGCGGTATGCACAGCGTGAATTGTTAGGCTTTAGCCAAAGCGATTTAGATGTGATTGAAGATTTAGTTTTAGCGCAATTATCTATGTAACCTATGTGACTAAATATTGGTTTTGGTATTGTTTGCAGCCAAAACAATTAGCCCGAAAATAAGGGTAAACAATATAGATAAAATAACGCTATCAGTGATAAGCCAAAGAACAAAAATCAACGAGATAATAGGAACAAATGCCACGGTTGCCATACTAAACACAGCAGAAATAGCAGCAAAAGTTAGGCTGCCAGTAAAAAACAAACCTAGTCCAATGAATAACGGAATGCCAATTAATGCAAGTATAAGCGACATATATTCTCCTGTTAGTTTGTTTTGTTCAATTATTAAACATAGAAAAATAATTTGTCAATAAAAATAGTGAGTTTTTATGAATAATTTACAATTATCTGTTTTGTTAAATGCCATTGATAAAATGTCAGCACCAGTTCGGAACGCCTCCAAAAGTGTTCGGGAATTGTCTGCGAAGTTGCGCGAAAACAAAAATGCACAACGACAACTAGCACAACAAAACAAACAACACTCAGAAGCCATGAAACAATATGCCTCAACGATCAACCCGTTGAAAGCAAAATTATCATCTTTAAATAACGAACTGTCTGCGGCAAAACAAAAAGCGGCATCTTATTCTCAATATTTAAAAAATGCCAAAAATCCAACTGAAGGATTTAAAAAAGAAGTTGAAAAAGCCAGAAGTGCAGTAAAAAAACTCAAACAAGAACAAGTTGCCGCATCAAATAAATTACAACAGGCAAAACTAGCCTTATCGCAAGCTGGTATTTCAGCTGAAAAATTAGCTCAAAATCAGCGAAACTTACAAAGAAATACGAAAGCGGCAACAGATCAAATCAAACACCAAGAAGAAGCGTTGAAGAAATTGAACGCCAAACAAGCTGCCTATAATCGCTATCGTGGACAAGTTGAAAAATTAAAAGATATTAGTGGGAAAGCTCAAATTATTGGTGCGCAATCCATGGCGGCAGGTGCGACAATTACTGCGCCAATCGCCAACATCACAAAAGATTTTATGACTTTTGAAGATGCCATGATCGGCGTCGCTCGTCAGGTCGATGGATTAAAAGATAAATCTGGGAACTTTACGCAAGAATTTGACCAATGGAAAATCAAAATTCATGACCTATCAAAAGAATTGCCGCTCACGACAGTGCAAATTGCCAACATGATTGAAAGTGCGGCAAGAATGAATGTGGCAAAAGATGAACTTGAAGATTTTGTGCGATTGAACACACAAATGGCTGTTGCGTTTGATGCAGCTAATCCGGATGAACTTGTTGAACAATACGGAAAAGTGACAAACAACTTTCATTTGTCGGCAAAAGCATCTCGCGAACTGGCTGATGCTATTAACTATCTTGATGATAACGCTATTTCTAAAGGTACAGAAATCATCGGATTTATGAACCGAGTGTCAGGGATTGCGGGCATCGCAAAAATCAGCGAAAAAAACATGGCGGCGTTAGGCTCAACCTTGCAAACAGCAGGTGCAACAGAAGAACAGTCAGCGACAGCCGTCAATGCGATCTTTACTCGATTATCTCAAGCGAGCAAGAAAAAGCCAGTTAAAAATGGCTTGGCCGCTTTAGGGTTACGACCAAGTGCAGTCGAATTAGGCATGGCAAAAGATGCCCAAGGCACGCTTGAAAAAATAGTTAATGCAATTAATAGATTGCCAGAACCAAAACGACTAGGCACTATTGCAGACTTAGTCGGGACAGAACACGCAAAAACACTATCATTATTAGTGTCGAAAACAGATGACTGGCGCAGACAAGTAAAACTGGCAAACAGCGAAGCGGCAAAAGGATCAATGGGCCGTGAATTTGACACAAGAATGAAAGCTTTGTCTGCGTCAACTCAAATTTTCACAAACCGCTTATTTAACTTGAAAACGGCAATTGGCGGCACACTCGCCCCAACTTTACACAATATCTTAGATAAGTTGGGCGGTGTAGTTGATAAATTTAAGGCTTGGATTGAAACAAATCCAGAACTTGCTAGAAAAATTTTACTTGTCGCATCAGCATTAGGGACAACACTTACTGCATTTGGTGCGCTAAGTCTTGCATTAAGCTTTGTTTTATATCCTATGGCACGGGTTGCACTTGGATTCGGGAAGCTCACTGGGCTAAATACACTGCTTGCAAAAAGCTTTAATTACACGACAAAGGCAGCAATCGCATCTAATAAAAATTTACTCTCATTCCGTGGGTGGTCAAATATTTTTTCATCAGCACAAACAACCCTAACAGGCTTTCTAGGAAAAATCACTAAACTAAATTCAATAAAAGTATTATTAGGTGCATTGAAAGCATGGACAATGCCTGTGAAAATGATTTTTATCGGATTAAGTTCATCCATCTCATTTTTGCTCTCCCCTATTGGTATAGTGGTTGCTGCGGTAGTTGGCGCAGGAATTTATATTTACAAAAATTGGGAAAAAGTAAAATCCTTTTTCAGCGGGTTCTTAAATGGGTTGCAATCAGGATTACAGCCAGTCATCGACAAATTCAAACCGTTTGTCGGATGGATTGAAAGTGTATTTAACTGGTTTACTAACCTACTTGCGCCAGTACAAAGCACAAAAGAAGATTTAGATGCTGCCGCTAGTGCAGGTAAGAAATTCGGCGAATGGCTTGCTGCAGGTATTGATTTAGTGACAAAACCTTTGCAATGGTTGATGGATGGCATTAAGTGGGTGCTTGATAATATGCCAACGCTTGAAGGCATTGGGAAAACAATCGACGCAGCAAAACAAAAAGTATCAAATGCCACAGCTAATGCCATGAATAACAGTGCTGCAGGAAACTATTTCATGACTGGTGCAGGATTAGATGTGCCAAATGTAAATAGATGGTCAGGCGGTTATGCGGGGAATGGCGGGAAATACGAGCCAAAAGGCATTTTCCACGGTGGTGAATACATCATGACCAAAGAAGCCACAAATCGTCTAGGCATCGCCACGCTGAACGCCTTAAATTACGGCAAGCAAGCTTTAATTGCGGGCGGTTTAGGTATCGGACTTGCCTCAGCCGCACCAATTCAGGTGGATAGCAGACCGCCGATTTCAGCACGTCCAAGCATCAGCCAAACCATGCAACCAATGGCGGTCAATATCACCATTAATGCACAAGCAGGGCAAAATGAACGACAAATCGCCCAACTTGTTGCCGCCGAGCTTGAACGAATCAACCGACAACAACAAGCAAGGGCAAGAAGTCGAATGACAGATCGGGCATAAAAAATAAAAGGGCGAAAGCCCTTTTTTGTTACCCCCTTTTTCACACTCCCACACACTCGCAAAATTAAACAAACTCACCAAAAATAGGGGCAATTATTACAAGTAGAAATCCGCCCATGTCAGCCGATAACAACCGCAGAATTGAAAGCATTATCAGATTTGGCTTAATTGCCGAAGTCGATTATGCACAAGCGAAAGCACGGGTAAAGTGCGGCGAGATTTTGACGGATTTTTTGCCGTTTATCACTTTCCGCGCAGGCACAACAAAAACATGGTCGCCGCCAACACAAGGTGAACAATGCGTCATCTTGGCGGCAAGTGGTGAACTGACAACAGCGTGCATCATCACAGGGCTTTACACTCAAAACAGTCCAAGCCATTCAGCTGATGAACACGTGATCGAATTTGCCGATGGCGCAAAAATCACCTACAACCAAGCAAACAGCGATTTGGTTGTGACAGGAATAAAAACCGCCAACATAAAAGCCGCTAATCAAATCAATATTGACTGCCCCACTGTCAACATTAATGGCAATGTGAATATTAACGGGAATTTATCTACAACCGGCACAACAACAAGCAAAGGCGCAATTAGTACACAAAGCAACGTTTCAGCAAGCGGCGACATCAAAGGTGGCGGAATTAGCTTACAAAATCACGTTCACGTTGCACAAGGTGAAAAAGCACGAACAAGTAAGGCAACTGCATAATGAATCGATTTACAGGCGAGAAGATCACAAGCGAAACGGAACACATCAAACAGTCAATTGCAGACATTTTATTGACACCAATCGGATCACGTTTACAACGCCGAGATTATGGCAGCCGTATTCCGGAACTCATTGACAGACCAATGAATCACGCTTTGTTGCTCCAACTTGCCGCAAGTGCGGTGATGGCATTGCACAAATGGGAACCACGCGTGACGATTAGCCAATTTAAACCACAACTTACAGAAAACGGCATCACTTGCTCTATCGTGGGCAGAACAAGAAATCAAAACAACGTCATCAATTATGATGATGTATGGCTAGGCGGTAAGAATGAGCGAATTAGTTGATTTATCAAAACTGGACGCACCAAAAGTTTTAGAAGATCTTGATTTTGAAACATTGCTTGCGGAAAGAAAAAAAGAATTCATCAATTTATTTGAAGAATCTGAACGCCCATTTTGGCAGTCTCGTTTAAGCCTAGAAAGCGAACCAATTACAAAGCTCTTGCAAGAAGTCGTGTATTTGCAACTGCTTGAACGCACACGCATTAATCAAGCCGCACAAGCAACAATGCTTGCTTATGCAACAGGAAGCGATTTAGATGTGATTGCCGCAAACTACAACGTAAAACGCCTACTTATCCAAGCAGAAGATAACTCGACGACACCACCAAAGCCAGCAATCTATGAAGATGATGCGGAGTTACGATTAAGAACACAGCTTGCCTTTGAAGGAATGTCAGTGGCAGGACCAAGAAGCGCTTATGTGTTTCACGCCTTATCCGCTCACGCCGATGTAGCGGATGTGTCCGTCGTCTCACCTGAACCCGCCCATGTTACCGTGACGATTTTAAGCCGAACAGGACAAGGCGTCGCAAGTGAAACCGTATTAAAAGCCGTTCGCGAAAGATTGAACAATGAAAACATCAGACCAATCGGGGATCGTGTAACAGTGCAAAGTGCAGTAATCCAAACCTACGAAATCCGAGCAAAATTGCATTTATATCGCGGTCCAGAATATGAAGCGATAAAAGCAGAAGCGATGAAAAAACTCAACGCATACGCCGCAGAAAAACGCAGACTAGGGCGAGACATTAGCTTGTCGGGAATTTATGCCGCACTGCACCTTGAAGGCGTTCAGCGGGTGGAATTACTTGCCCCAACAGCCGATATTGTTTTGCCTAGCTCAAAATCAGGCTATTGCACAAATATTAATATTGAGATTGTAACAAGTGATGATTACTAGTCACCTATTGCCAACCGGTTCAACAAAACTGGAGAAACGAGCCGCAGAAATTTTAAAAAGTGCGGTTGAAAATCCAGTCATTATTGCTGACTTGATTAACCCTGATAAATGCCCATCGGAGCTTCTTTCCTATTTGGCTTGGGCATTTTCGGTGGATAAGTGGGACGAAGATTGGAGCGAAGAAGTTAAACGCATTGCCATTAAACAATCTTTTTTCGTGCATAAACACAAAGGCACCATTGCCGCCGTAAAACGAGTGATCGAACCAATAGGC